ATAGAGGAATAACCGTGAAACCTGTCCAACCCGTCACCCGAACAAATTCTGGAGATGAAATGAACATGACGATTCTTGCCCTGGACCTGGGCACAACGACTGGCTGGGCCTTGATGGGTGCAGACGGTCAGATCACAAGCGGCAGTCAATCCTTCAAGCCTCAACGCTTCGAAGGTGGTGGCATGCGGTTCCTCAAATTCAAACGCTGGCTCACGGACGTGAAGCAATGCACCACAGGGATTGACCTGGTCGTATTTGAAGAAATACGCAGGCATGTGGGCGTGGATGCTGCCCATGCATACGGTGGCTTCATGGGACAACTGACCGCCTGGTGTGAGCACCATCAGATTCCCTACGAAGGCATCCCTGTGGGCACGATCAAAAAGCACGCGACCGGCAAAGGCAACGCAGGCAAGGACGAGATGATCGCAAGCGTTCAAGCACGCGGCCACCAACCTGCAGACGACAACGAAGCAGATGCGATTGCTCTGGTCTACCTGGCCCGTGATCGTCAGAAGACACAGGAGGTGTGAGATGAAAGTCCCAGCACAACCGTATCGCTGCGCTCTTGGAAAAGTGCAACCTGTCGTGACCGATCTGGATGCCGTCAAGCGTTCAGGCTGGCGCGAGCAACACATCCTGGTCGTGTCAGATCAAGACGAGCGACTGGACTTCCTCGAGCGTGAGTTCATTCGCCGCATTGGTGAACGCCTCTACGGTCCAGGAGGCAAGCATGGCTAAGACGATCACCATCTGGACTGTTGACGATGTAGCCGCACGTTTTAGCGATGCAGCTCACACGTCGTATCGCTTGCCACCTGTGCGAGTTCAGGGGTATGCCAGCCCCTGGATGAGCTTGGCCATGCAAGTGCCCAATCGCTACCCTGATCCCGAACGTGTTTACCGCCCCATGCCACCCGGTCCTGAGGCAGTGGAACGCATGCTTGAGACCATGCGCTGGGTTCAGTGGTTGGAGGAAGAGCAACGCCATCTAGTGTGGATGCGGGCCAAGCGTTACGAGTGGCATCAAATCGGCAGACGCTTTGCTTGTGATCGCAACACTGCAGCCAGGCGTTGGAAGAAGGCCATGCAACTGGTGGCCGACAACCTCAACGGGTCATTCAACTCATGCGCGGAAATTGGCGTGAATTGATTGGAATGGTGGCGTGTGTGGGTGCATCTGAGGCAATGAGCGACTTTACCCAGTGCAGCATTTCGAGCCATTTGAGCGTACATTTTCAGCTATGGTGTGGAAAGGAGTGCAGGCCACTCCCTCCATACAAATTTCTGGGTCCTTCCTTGCCAAATCCCTATGCGGGGGGCAAAGGCCCGAGATTTCGATAGCGACAGATTGAAAAACCGGGTTTGCAGTTCGCACCGGGTTTGCACCTCCCCCTCACCCCCCCCAAGGACTTTATGACTCCCGAGATCAGAATGATCGCGGTGGATTCGCTCATCCCTTATGCGCGAAACGCCCGCACACATAGCGACGGCCAGGTGGCTCAGATTGCAGCATCCATTGCCGAGTTTGGGTTCACCAACCCGATCCTGTCGGATGGCGAGCGCGGAGTGATTGCTGGGCATGGCCGTTTGATGGCTGCTCGTAAGCTGGGGCTCACAGAAGTGCCTGTGATCGAGTTGGCGCACCTGACGCCCACCCAGAAAAAGGCCTACATCCTGGCCGACAACCGGATTGCCGAAAACGCAGGCTGGGATGAAGAGCTTCTGAAACTGGAGCTGGCTGAGCTGCAGGCAGCTGAGTACGACTTGGACCTGATGGGCTTCAGCGATGAGGAGATCGACAAGCTGCTCAATGGCGATGAACAAAGCGATGGTCTGACCGACGAAGATGCAGTACCGGAAACCCCAGCAGAACCGACCTCAAAGCCGGGCGACCTGTGGATCCTCGGCAACCATCGCTTGCTTTGCGGAGACTCCACGGTCCTGACGGACGTAGAGCGCCTGATGGATGGCCAACTGGCTGACATGGCGTTCACCGATCCACCCTACAACGTGGACTATGGCAACAGCGCCAAGGACAAGATGCGCGGCAAAGACCGACGCATCCTTAACGATGCCTTGGGTGATGGCTTCTACCAATTTCTCTATGACGCCTGCGTCAACCTGCTGGTGGTCACCAAGGGTGCTTGCTACGTGTGCATGAGTTCATCGGAGCTGCACACCTTGCAAAAGGCCTGGCTGGATGCGGGCGGCAAGTGGTCGACTTTCGTGATTTGGGCCAAGAACACCTTCACGCTGGGCCGAGCGGATTACCAGCGTCAGTACGAACCGATCTTGTACGGCTGGAAGCAGGGAACCGATCACTTCTGGTGCGGCGACCGAGACCAAGCAGATGTTTGGTTCTATAACAAGCCGCGTGTCAACGATCTGCACCCGACCATGAAACCGGTCGAGCTGGTTGAGCGAGCCATTCGCAATTCGTCTAAGAGCCGCGATGTCGTTCTGGATTTGTTTGGCGGCTCCGGCACCACCTTGATTGCGTGCGAGAAGACGGGGCGTCAAGCTCGGTTGATTGAACTGGATCCGAAGTTCGTCGACGTGATCGTCAAACGCTGGGAAGACTACACCGGCAAGAAAGCCGTTCGAGAAAACGGTGGCTCAGAACTGGAGCAGACAGTGCAGGCTAATGAGCAAGAGGCGGCGGATCAGCTGCAGTCTTGAGAAATTCCGCTTTGGATCACAAGCCCTGTGAGATATGGCAGCCCCTTGGGGATTCCGTGGGTTCGCTGGGTCGTGCGTCCAATTTTCCAGCTCATCCATTTCTCGATAGCAAGAGTCACTGCCTGGTGCATGTCTGGGTGAACCAACAGAGTGTCTTGAACCGCATCAGCAAAGTGACGACCGTGGCGGCTGTCCAAGAAAATACGGACGGATTCAAGCGGCTCGCCGGTGGCTTTGAAGATTTCCGTCATGGCCATTGGCCAAGCGACGCTCGCGTAGCCACCCATCGTTCCCCAAAATCCCCAGGACTCGTTTTCGGAGGCGGGAATTTTGAGCGGGTCTTTTCCTTGTGATGTTTGCATGGCTCACCCCAATCGGGCAACGTAGCGTGGGTAGTCCCCGCCAGATGGATCGATGAACAGATAGGGGCGACCGGGCGCGTGAACTTGGACGCAAAGGCGTCCTTGTCCCAAGTAGCCGCCCTTGCCCTTGAGCCAGTCGCGCGACTTGAAGAGATTCATCGCGAATCCGTCGAACTCTTCGGGCTCCATCTCACGGACCTCGGTGACGTAGACGATGTAATCGCCGCTGCCTGCGATGTCGTTGATGTCGCTGGGTTTACGTCCGAAAGGCAAGCGGATGCTCAGCTCTTGAACCTCAATCTCCTGGCCGTCGAAATTCACGGTCAAGGGTTTGCATTCGATGTTGAGGGTGATGTTTTTCATGTGAACCTCAGGCGATGCGGTAGGTGCGTTGTTGGCCATCGGTTTTCTCGGAAACGATGCTCAAACCGAGCTTCTTTTTCAGGGCTCCGGCCATGCAGCCCCTGACCGTGTGCTGTTGCCACCCTGTGGCCTGGACCATCTGCTCGAGCGTTGCCCCCTCCGGACGCTGGAGCAATTCGATCAGCGTGGCCTGCTTGGTGCCCTCTCGTTTGGAGGGGGTTGCCTTGACCTCGATCGCAATGCCAAGGGCGCTGCGCCCTGCGTCGGTGATTGCAAATTGCGTGGTGCCGTCCTCGGCTTGGCTGTGGGCGGCAATGAGCTTGGCGTTGGCTAGGGATGTCAAAACCTTAAGCCGCGCACCCCCTTTGAGATTGGCCGGGAAGTCGGTCAGCAAGTGCTCTGGATGCTTGGCCGCTGCGGTGAGCAGATTGGTTTGGGTCTCGGAGAGTTTCATGGTTTTTCCTTTAAAAAAATGGTGATGTGATGAACGCTTCATTCCGCTCGCTTATCAAGCGATTTCTGAATCTTTTTTCTTCCCCTGTGGCTTCTTCGTCTGCGCCTTCAGGCCAGCCTGATAAGCCGCTTGCAGAGCAGCCTCAATTCCCCAAACCGACACGTCGTGAAAGTCCAGCCGGTCCGAATGCTGCGTCTGCAGCGTCTGGACAAAAAGGTGCTCGCGTGCGATCTGCTCCAAAAGGCAAGAAGGCGCGTTGATGGCGTTGGTGGTTTTCTTGTGGTTCATGCGGCGCTCCAAAAAACGTTGATTGATGACCGTATGAACGCTTCATTTCCGAACAACATCAAGTCAATTTCTTAGCCAGACTCTTTCACTTGGGTATGACCGATCGACTCTCAATTCGGGCCTATGCGCGCCACCGAGGGGTGTCCGATACGGCGGTGCGCAAGGCCATCGAGGCCGGGCGGATCACCCCCAACGCAGACGGCACGCTCAATGCGGCGCAGGCCGACGCTCAATGGAGCAAAAACACAGATGCCACGCAGCAGCGGGGCAAACACAAGCCCGTCTCCAATGAGGCGATTGCGGGAATACGGGAAACGCTGGGTGAATCAGCGGGCGCGTTTGAACCCAAAGGCGGTGGCACCACCTTGCTGCAGGCCAAGACCGCCAATGAGGTGCTCAAGGCGCAGACCAACAGGGTGCGACTCGCCCGCCTCAAAGGCGAGTTGGTCAATCGTGACCAGGCCGTGGCACACGTTTTTAAGATGGCACGCGCCGAGCGCGATGCTTGGTTGAACTGGCCTGCGCGAGTAGCTGCGCAGATGGCCGCTGACCTCAATGCCGATGGGCATACCTTGCATGTGCTGCTGGAAAAAGCCGTGCGCAATCACTTGATCGAACTGGGCGATTTGGCTGTTCGATTGGACTGAGCCCTGATTGGGGCTTGAGGCTTTACGGAATGCAGGAATGTGTTGGAACACTATGACGGATTTGATGCCATCGCTGAAGCGTGGCGCGAGGGGCTCACCCCCGACCCACTGTTGACAGTGTCTGAATGGGCAGATCAGTACCGAGTGCTCTCGGGAAAGTCGGCCTCGGAGCCGGGCAAGTGGCGAACCAATCGCACGCCTTATCTCAAGGAAATCATGGACTGTCTCTCGCCGACGTCACCCGTCGAGCGGGTGGTGTTCATGAAAGGCGCGCAGGTCGGCGGCACGGAGTGCGGCAACAACTGGATTGGCTATGTCATCCATTTGGCCCCTGGTCCCATGATGGCTGTTGCGCCGACGGTCGAGATGGCCAAGCGCAACTCCAAACAGCGAATTGATCCACTCATCGAAGAAAGCCCGACGCTCTCTAGTTTGATCGCACCCGCACGGGCGCGCGATTCGGGAAACACCATCCTAGGCAAAGAGTTTCGTGGTGGCGTGCTGGTGATGACGGGAGCAAACAGCGCAGTGGGCTTGCGATCGATGCCGGTGCGCTATTTGTTTTTGGATGAGGTTGATGGCTACCCGGGTGACGTTGAAGGAGAAGGTGATGCGATTGCACTGGCTGAGGCTCGAACCCGAACCTTTGCACGCAGAAAAATTTTCATCGTCTCGACGCCAACAATTTCTGGATCGTCGCGCATCGAGCGCGAGTACGAGCAAACAGACCAGCGACAGTTCATGGTCCCGTGCCCTCACTGCGACCACGAACAAGTCCTGGCCTTCGAACAATTGATCTGGGAAAAAGGACTGCCCGAGACGGCGCACTACAAGTGCGAATCGTGCGAGCAGCCCATTTACGAATACCAAAAGACCGAGATGCTCGAGCGGGGACGGTGGCAGTCATCGATTCCGGATTACGTAGGCAAAACAGTGGGGTTTCATTTGTCCAGCCTGTACAGCCCGGTGGGTTGGCGCAGTTGGGCTGACATCGCTGCAGCCTGGGAAGCGGCGCAAGGATCTGCAACTGCCTTGAAAGCATTCAAAAACACAGAGCTGGGCGAGACCTGGGTCGAGCAAGGCGAAACCCCCGAATGGGAGCGTTTGCTGGAGCGACGTGAGGACTACCGAATCGGCACCGTCCCACTGGGGGCGGCTTTGCTGTGCGCCGGGGTGGACGTTCAGAAGGACCGCATTGAGGTTTCAGTCTGGGCATTCGGTCGGGGCAAAGAGGCGTGGCTGGTTGAGCACCGTGTGCTGGCCGGTGACACCTCCCGCGATAAGGTCTGGCAGCGGCTTCGTGAAATGCTCGATGAGTCCTGGACGCATGCGTCTGGGGTGCAGTTACGTTTGAGTCGCATCGGCCTGGATACAGGATATGCCACACAAGAGGCCTATGCCTTCGTGCGCAAGATGCGTGACTCTCGGCTGCTACCCATGAAGGGTGTGGCCCGTGGTGCTGCACTTGTCGGGTTGCCGACCGCTGTGGACATGACTGTAGGCGGCAAGAAGCTGCGCCGGGGCGTTCGTGTTTATTCAGTTGTGGGTGGCATTGCCAAGCTGGAGTTCTACAACCATCTGCGCAAAACCATGGAAGTGACCGAGGACGGTGAGATCCTGTATCCCGCTGGGTATGTCCACTTACCCAAGGTCGATGTCGAATTTGTGCAGCAGTTGTGCTCAGAGCAGCTGGTTACGCGCCGGGATCGCAATGGTTATCCGGTGCGTGAGTGGCAAAAGATCCGCGAGCGCAACGAGGCACTTGATTGCTACGTTTATGCACGGGCAGCAGCGAGCCTCGCTGGTCTTGACCGCTACGAGGAACGTCATTGGCGCGAATTGGAAAAACCGCTAGGTGTTACAGGGCCACCTGAAGACGCCCAATCAACCAAGCAAGAAGCCACCCCCAGCGGTGGCTTTGTTGTTTCTAAAGGACCACAACGCGGCAGGCGCTTGATTCGCAGCCGGTGGATGAACTGATGACGACCTATACCCAAGAGCATGCACAAGCGTTGCGAGAAGCCATTGCCAGTGGTGAACATCGGGTGACGTACGACGGTAAAACGATCGAATACAGAACTGTTTCCGATCTCAAACTGGCCTTGGCAGAGGTAGAAGCCGCGCTGGCATCCGACAGCGGCAAAACCAAGACCCGTCAAATCCGTGTCACCACATCCAAAGGGTTCTGACATGGCCTTTTGGAAAAAACTCACGGCCTATGTGGGCTGGAATTCCGTTCACGAGGCTGCTGGCTCAGGTCGCAGGTCTCGTGTTTGGAATCCTGGTGATCCGGGAGCTGTCTCGGCGATGCTGGCCACGGGCAACCAACTGCGGGTCAAGTCTCGGGATTTGGTGCGCAGAAACGCCTGGGCGGCCAACGCGGTCGACAGCTTTGTTTCCAATGCCATCGGCACGGGGATCAAGCCGCAATCCTTGGTGGATGACCCCAAGTTCCGGGAGAAGGTTCATGCGCTGTGGTGGCAGTGGGTGGAGGAAGCAGACAGCAACAACCTCACCGATTTCTACGGCCTGCAGTCACTTGCATGTCGGGCGATGGTTGAGGGTGGCGAATGCCTGATCCGCATCCGCAATCGACGGCAGGAAGATGGCCTGAGTGTGCCGATCCAGTTGCAGATTCTGGAGCCCGAGCACCTGCCTTTGAGCCTGAACACGATCAGTGCATCGGGCAACCCGATCCGTAGCGGAATCGAGTTTGATGCTCTTGGGCGTCGGGTTGCCTACCACCTGTACCGCGAGCATCCGGGTGACCCGAGCTTGACGGTCAATGGCAACGATCTGGTGCCGGTCCCAGCTGAGGAGATCGTCCACCTGTTTCGCCCCCTGCGACCTGGACAGATTCGCGGCGAGCCCTGGCTGTCGCGGGCCTTGGTCAAGCTCAATGAGCTCGATCAGTACGACGACGCAGAGTTGGTTCGTAAAAAGACGGCGGCCATGTTCGCGGGATTCATCACGCGTCAATCACCCGAAGACCAACTGCTGGGTGAAGGTGAAGCGGATGAAATGGGCGTGGCCATGACGGGTTTGGAGCCGGGAACCATGCAAGTCCTGGAGCCTGGTGAGGACGTGAAGTTTTCTGATCCAGCGGATGTCGGTGGCTCGTATGCGGAATTTCTGCGGGTGCAGTTTCGCGCAGTCGCTGTGGCCATGGGCATCACCTACGAACAGTTGACGGGCGATCTGTCGGGCGTGAACTACTCGTCGATCCGTGCTGGTCTGCTGGAGTTTCGTCGCCGATGTGAAGCCATCCAGCATGGCGTGATCGTGCATCAGATGTGCCGCCCGATCTGGCGTGCATGGATCGATGCCGCAGTGCTCAGTGGCGCACTGACAGCGACAGGTTATGCCAAGAGCCGTCAGTCCGCCAGAGCGTGGCAGGCGGTGAAGTGGATCCCACAAGGCTGGCAGTGGGTGGATCCCGAGAAGGAATTCAAAGCCCTCCAACTGGCCATTCGCTCCGGTTTGATGAGCCGCTCTGAGGCCATCTCATCCTTTGGCTACGACGCGGAAACGATCGACAAAGAGATTGCGGCAGACAACGCCAGGGCTGATGCGTTGGGGCTCGTTCTTGATACGGACCCCAGGCAAGTGGCCCGCAATGGTGCAACCAACTCGGCTGCTCCCTCGCTCCCTCCTGACTCACCAAGCGCGCCCTTGGTAGATCAGCAAACCTAAAACCAGAGGACCTATGAACCACATCTCGTCGATGCCGCATTTGGCATCGCGAATCTTTGGCACGCCCTTACTGATTCACCCCAGAAAACTGGATGTGATTCTCTCGGTGCTTGGCCCCCGTTTTGGATTGGCCATGTCAGACGATTCGCAACAACTCATCAAGCACTTGGCTGCGCAGGCCCCACCTGCCAATCCAACCTCGTTGACATCGAACATCGCAGTCATCAGCGTGTCCGGCACCTTGGTGCGGCGAGCGGCAGCGGTCGATGCAGCCTCAGGCCTGACCAGTTACTCGGCTATCAGTGCGCAGCTTGCGCAGGCGGTTCGGGATCCTGCAGTCAACGCGATCTTGCTGGACATTGACTCACCAGGCGGCGAAGCCGGTGGAGCGTTTGATCTGGCAGACCAGATCGTGGCAGCTCGGCAGGTCAAACCCATCTGGGCCGTTGCCAACGACGACGCGTTCTCGGCAGCGTATGCCATTGCCAGTGCGGCTGCACGGGTCTATGTCACGCGAACCGGTGGCGTGGGATCCGTAGGAGTGATTGCGCTGCATGTCGATCAATCGCAGCGCGACGCCATGAATGGACTTCGCTACACAGCGGTGTACGCAGGAGACCGCAAGAACGACATGTCGCCTCATGCGCCTTTGTCCACTGATGCAGCTCAAGCGCTGCAGGCGGAAGTGGACCGGCTGTATGGCCTGTTCGTATCGACGGTCGCAGCCAACCGAAACCTCTCAGTCCAAGACGTTCAAGACACCGAAGCCGGACTGTATTTCGCGCAAGACGCGATTGATGTCGGTCTGGCCGATGTGGTCGGGACGCTAGACGACGCACTGATTGCACTGAGTGAAGAGCTCCAAACGAAAACGACATCCATCGCGCGAATTCAAGGTTCGGGCCGCGAGATGGGGATCTCCACGCCCGGACCGTCCATGAAAAGGAGCGTTTGCATGCAAAACGATGCAACCCAAACTGCCGATGGGCAGACAACTCAAGATGAGCAACACCAACCTGCTGACCAGATGAGAACAGAGCCAGCACAAAGCGGCGATGCCACGCAAGGCACGGGTGAACAACCCGGCGCACAAGCGCAAACCAGTTCTGTGGCCCAAGGCCATGACATCAAGGCGGCCAGTGCTCAGGTGCTGGCCATTGCCGAGATGTGCCTTCTAGCGGGCAAGTCCGAGATGACGGCGGCCCTGATCGAGCGTGGCGTCTCAGTTGACCAGGCACGCAAGGAGCTGTTGGCGGCCAAGGCCTCTGGTTCTCCTGAAATCTCCAGCCGCATCTTGCCCGAGGCAGGAACCCAAACCCAAGCCAAGCCCGAAGACAGCCCTGTCGTTCGTGCCGCGCAGCAGCGCGCTCAAAAGCAGCGTGATGCAACGCAAGTCCCCCACCGTTGATAGGAGAACCTGATGACTGCCATTACCAATGACCTCACCTTGGGCGACCTGCTCAAGTACGAAGAGGAAAACCTGTACTCCCGTAACCAGGTCACAGTGGTTTCCGGACAAAACCTCAAGCTCGGGACCGTGATTGGTCGAGTGAGTGCGACCCAAAAGGTCAAAGCTCTCGACCCTTCGGCCACCGATGGTTCAGAGGTCGCCGCTGGCGTGGTGTTGCAAAGCATCGATGCCAGTGCCGCAGAAAAAACCAACGGCCTGATCGTTTCGCGTCAAGCCATCGTGGCCGATCACGCGCTGGTCTGGCCTGTTGCTATCACCACGGAAGAAAAAACCGCAGCCATCGCTCAGCTCGAAGCGATCGGCGTCCTCGTTCGCCAAGGAGTCTAAGCAATGAACAATCCTTTCCAGTCCCCTGCGTTTTCGATGACGGCGCTTACCGCTGCCATCAACATCCTGCCTAACCAGTTCGGCAAGCTCGATCAGATCAACCTGATGCCTGCTCGCCCTGTGCGCTTTCGCCAAATTGCGGTGGAAGAGCGCAATGGCGTTCTGAACCTGCTGCCCACGCTGCCCGTCGGCGCGCCTGGTACGGTGGGCAAGCGCGGTCGCCGTACCCTGCGTTCGTTCATCATCCCGCACATTCCGCACGACGATGTGGTGCTGCCCGAAGAAGTGCAAGGCCTGCGTGCCTTTGGTGCTGAAACCGACACCGAAACCATCGCGAACGTGATGGCTGAGCATCTGCAGTCGATGCGCAACAAGCACGCCATCACGCTGGAGCATTTGCGCATGGGCGCACTCAAGGGCGTGATCCTGGATGCAGACGGTTCGGTTCTCTACAACCTCTTCGATGAGTTCGGAATTGAGCCCAAGGAGTTCAACTTCGCGCTCAACAACGAGAAAACCGATGTCAAGAAGAAGTGCCTGGATCTCAAGCGCTACCTTGAGCTCAACCTCAAGGGCGAGTACATGACCGGCGTTCGCGTGCTGGTCTCTCCGGAGTTCTTTGATCTGCTGACGGCTCACCCCAATGTGGTCAAGGCATATCAGTGGTACCAGGAGAGTCTGGCGCTGCGTGCAGACCAACGCAC